TAAATGAGACATAAGCCGGTCGGCCATATCCCACAACAAATGACCGCGCTCCCAAGGTGCGTGATTTGACCATCACTTCACCGCCGTTTCTTTGATCTCCAGCTCCCGATGTGTTGCCTTCAATTGTCACAATTTGCTTTTCCGATACTCGGATCACTAAACCAATGTGATTGATTGTCACCTTGTCATCAATTACAAAATCAAAAAACACAAAATCGCCAATCTTTGGCGTTTCATGCCATTGCTTGTTTTTACTAAATGCCAAAGCTCCGGCTTTAGTGCTGACCACATTTGGCACCTTGACACCAGCTTGATCTGCGCACCAATTGAGAAATGATCCACACCATGGCAGCTTGTCGGCGTTCATGTATTTGCCGTACTTTGTCTCGTTTTCACCAGTCTCAGCTGTGCCAACCTCAGCAAGAGCGACTTGAATCAAACGAGGCAATGTACCTTGTGGAAAATTACTCATAAAAGCAAAAGCTTTGCCTCATCGCTTGTAATGCCTAAGCGATCAAGAATCACTTGTTTAGCTTGCTCATTCTTAACTTGTTCAGCTTCGGCTTCTGCCTTAAGCGTTTGGAGAGCCAAACGAGCTTTCTTTTCATCGGCCGTTTCTTCACGTTCAATAATTGTTTCTTGTCCTGTTTGAACGTTGAGGTTTTTTTCTGTAATTATCATTGGCACTCCTTAGTTAGCACTTGAATAGACATAGACATTGCCAGCATCAAAGTTGCCTGCTGGCCCAAGAACAGAGATAGATGTGACTGTTGCAGCATCATTCCAAATGCCGCCTGTGACATAACCAAATTGACCGTTGCTTCCGCTACGGCTGCCTGTTGCAGCCTGTGTAAATGTTTTAACTCCGCTTGTATTACAACCATCAATCAGAAGATAGCCAGAAACACCCGAAGCAACAGCATTGCTCATGTAGCCCATTCTGATAAAACTTTGACCAGTTACATCGTAAGATTCTAAATTGCCTGATGAATACGTGGTCGGGCCATAGTGTTGAATTCCAAATTGATTATAGTTGGCGGCTGCGGCATTAATTCTGATTTGGACAGTTTCGCCCGCTACGGCACTTGATGCACCTGAGACAACGACAAGCAATTGATTCTTTCCAGATATTCCAGAGATAGTTACTGGATTTGCACCGCTAAGAGCAGATGAACCTAAAAGTGACCAATTTGCACCGGCACCGACAGTTCCCCATGCTGGTACTCCGCCCGATACTAAAAGAGCTTGACCAGTTGTGCCAATCCCAATTCGGCTTACTGTTCCTGCGCCTGTGCCATAAATTAAATCGCCATTGGTTGTGACTGTTGATTTTGGAATTGCAGCAGCAGCTAAATCATTTGCAGTTTTAACATTTGCTGGAACAGCAGCAGTTGTGGTTGATGTGCTAGATACTGAGTTTTCAAGCTGCACCGCACCTTTTTGAGCAGTTGTGCCATCTTGAATTCCGACTGTTATTGCACCCGATGTGCCACCGCCTGTTAAAGGAGATGTGGCTGTAATTCCGGTTATGTCACCTTGATCGTTGGCAATCCATACAAAGTCCATGTCGGTGTTTGAATTTTTTGCCAAAATTTGACCCGATGTGCCACCTAATAAATCAGCCATTGATGTGGCAACAGCTTGACCAAACACCTCAAAGTCAGCGGGTAAATCTGTTACCAAATCCGTTGCCGTAGGCATTTGCCACGAAAACGGGGTTGTTGGATTGCTCATTTTTTCTCCTTACGCTACGACTAACGCATCAGCCCACGTTAGGCCTCCGCTAATTGTGTTCCATTGTTCTGCAATTGCGACATCTTGCCATTGCATGGCTTGCAATGAAAATGCCAATGGTGAAAGAATAGCCGTCACCGACACGCTGTTGTAAGCGGCACGCCATGACCAACCTTCCACAAATCCCAAATAAGTTCCCGATGCCATATTGAGTGGCAAATCGGTAATTCGTAAAGGTAAGCCCATAAAAATGCTAATCAAAGCATCCCGGTCTGCATCATCAATTTCCGAGTTTGTCAGCTCAAATGTGATTTCGTTAAACATAGCCTGTGGGTATGATCTAAGAGTCAAATAAAAAGCGGCTTGATCCTCAGCGTCTAGATGATGTTTTACTGTTGTGGTAATGATTTGAGCCAATCGACCATATAAACCAACCGAGGTTGCATCAATATCTGTAACTTCGGATGCTGAATTGGTGCCGTATTGCAACACAATTTCATTTCTAATGTCACCAGCACGGGTTTGAACAAAAAGAGAATCGGCAAGTGCCTGAGCTGCTGAAAGGTCGGTGTAGCCATTTGCTGCAAGATAACTTGATCTATGAGTGCTGTCGGCATAAGAAATTTGGCCTTGAGCATTTTCGTATATATAGCCCAATCCTGATGTGGCCAAAGCTGAAACTAATGAATAAACATCAATTGTCGATGATGAACGATTTGCAAGCTCATAATTGCCGGGTGTGTCAATTTCGCCCAATCCCGTGTTTTGCGCGTTTTGCCATTGCTCTGTCGGATCATAGGTTCCCCATGTCAAGGCTGCTGGCACTTCATTCCATGAGTTAATAAGCAAATCCGTCAGAATGGTCAAAATCTGATCACCATCAAAATCCTGTGTCAAAACCCCATCAGTCAAAGCTTTAGGCAATCTTGCCAACGCTCCCACAGCTATAAGTGTGATTGATTGATTGATGCCAATAACACCTGATGCTGCTATACCAATGCCTAAATCAACTACTGTGCCGCCAAAAATTGGCACAAATGTTGCTGTTGAATTTTGCAATTCAATTGTCACGGAATCATTTATGTCAATGTCAATGTTAGATTGATTCAAATTGATTATTTCAAGGCTGACATATCCTGCCTGCGCCTGTTCATAGATATTTGTGCGCCCGGATGTGATTGTCAAATTAGCCAATACAGAATCGGTTACGACCGACCCATTTATAGTTATTTGCCAAATTGGATTAAATAATGTCACGATGTGACCAATGCACTTGCGCCGGATGTGCCACGATAGAATGAATTGTTTAAAACATTAATAATTTGACGAGCCGTACCTTCTGAATCTATTGCGCCATTAACTGTAATGTTGATTGTGTTACCGCCCAAACGATTATTAGGCGTGATTGTGCCGCTTTGTGATGGCGTAAATAACTCAGCTCCACGCTCACCCACAAGATATGACGTACCGCCTACGACCGATCCACCAGCTTCACGACCGCCACCAAATGCATTTGTTATTAGATTGCCAATACCTTGAACCAATGGATTGTTTCTTACAAGGTCAATCAATGATTTGATTGCATCAACAACGCCTTTGATGACTGAAACAACTTTTGAAAATGCAACAAATAATCCAGCAGCTAAATAGCCAATTGTTTCAAATGCAGCTTTAAGAATTGTTCCAAATGCTGGTGCTAAATAATCGCGAACAAATGATGCTATCGCTTTTATTACAACAAAAATTGAATCAAATGTTGTTTTATTGTCGCTGATTGCCGTAGTAACTGTTTTAAATGCAGCTGTTAAACCTTCAATTGCCGGTTTTAAGACTGCGGCTATAATTGGAAATATAAAATCTTTAATAAAATTATAAATTGCCTGAAATGTTGGAATCAAAACATCTGTAAAATACTCAGAAAGTAACTCAAATGTGGGTTTAAGATTTTCACCAATTTTGCTAGATAAATCCTGCACAATTGGAATTACATACTCAACAAGGATTGAAACTAATGGCGTAATTCCATCCAATACAAAAGAACCAATAGTTTCTTTTCCTTCATCAAATGCGATTTGTAACCTGCGCAATTTGCCTTCAAATGTGTTGGCTTCTTGTTGTGCAAAGCCAGCAAAATTTTCTCTCAATGCAGTTGTTATTGCATCAAAGTTTTTTGATTTAAGAATTGTTGAATCGACTCCAAGACCAAGGCGACCTAATGAGGCGGCGTTGCCATCATAAGCTTTTGCTAATGCAGCTGTAATTGTTTCTAAAGGTTTTGAGGTTGCAGCCGAAATTGAAATTGCCAAATTTAATAATTCTTGAGATGTTTGTGTGTCTTTTGTTGAGCGAGTTAATCTTTCAAATGCTGGACGCAATTGATCGTCTGTAACTCCAAAGGCCAATGATGTAGCACTAATATAGCTTTCAACAGCTGCTATTTGGTTACGAGTTGCGCCTGTTGTATTTTCAAGAGTTAGTGCTAGATTTCTTTGTGCCTTTTCATCTTCTGCCGCATTTTTTGTGGCTTCGACTAAATACTTGCCAGCATAAAGCGCAGCAGCAGCTCCAGCAGCTGCAAATGCCAAACCAGCCTTTTTGCTAAAATCGCCTAAACGGGAACTGGATTGTTCTACATCAGTATTAGCAGTTTGAAGCGATTTTCTAAGCTGATCAACGTCACCAAGAAGCGTGAGTTTTAAGGATCGCATTGCACCAGCCATTACCACTCCTTCAATATCTTAGAAAATGCATTTTCCCATTCATTGATTATGTATGGCTGTTCGGCGCGCAGAGTTGGATAAATGAACCAGCCTTTTGAGCCACGGCCTTCACGACCCGACCACACCGGAAATTGTTTGAAATTATTTGAACCAAATTCGTAACCACCCCAAAGTTGCTGAGTCGTTCCGCCACCGGATAACTTTTGGGATGCAAAGCCGAATGAAATCTCACCAGTTTTAGCTGATTTAGAAACGCGCGAACCTGCTGCAATTTTAGGTGCAACCTTATTGCGCGCCAAACCCGCTACACCTTGTATTTTGCCTTGCAAATAAGTTGCCAAAGCATTTGATTCACGTTTAGCAGCTGCCACGGCTTCTTGATCCATGGCCTTAAATGCGCCATAAATACGGCGTAAATCAGCTTTGTCATAAGCGATTGAATCCTCAGCCATTTCGCTTCTCCAATATCTCCAACGCCGTTAGAATATCTTCTGCGCTTTGCCATTCGCTCATTGGTATTTGAGTTGCTATTGCTAACTCAACAATGAGACGGCTTAGGCTTCCGCGCTGATGGCTTTTGGGTCGCCATCTCCAGTAGTCACATCTGTAACTGTTTCCATCCATACTTCGAACGGCTTGACTGGCTTTCCAGCTGATTCACGTTTCATGGCGTGATACGCCAAAAATAATAAATCAGCAATTCCTAGCTTCTCTTGAACCTGTTGGATCGTAAAGCCAGTCTTTGTCTCCCATTTTGCCCACTCTGGAGGTTGTGCCACGTAGGTTTCTGATTGACCGCTGCCGTATTCGATTGTGATTGGTAGTTTCATGCTCCCGTGTCCTTTTCTATTAAGTGATTGTTAAAACAGGTGTTGTTACGCATGTGAATGCAAGCGAAACAGTTTGTGCATCTGGTGCTGTGCCTCCGGCTGATGGCAAAATTGGTTGCACATCAAAAGCAAACGATGCTCCAGAATCTGCGCCAAATATGACTGAAAGACCAGTATTTGGTGCATTTGTTGCAGCTGTCCAAAGTGATTCACAAAGTGAACTTGCTGCGCCCCAATCTGCAAGCATTTCAACAGCAAACGATCCTTGCGTATCGGTGGTTGCATAACTTTTTCCATCTAAAGTTTGATATGTATTGATTGTTGAATCAACAGTTAATGTTGCTGATGTAGCTTGAGCATCATAATTAGCACCAGCGATGGTGAAAGTTATGTCTCTGCCCGTGATGATTGTTGTTGGCATGATTTCTCCTTAGTTGGTGTAATAAGTGCTGACTTGTAAATCGGCTGTGAGGTATTTGCCCGCACCGACTTCCAATGATTGTGGTTGATTCACATTGCCAACAACATAGCCGTTGGGCATTGTGCTGATGATGCTGATCATCAATTGTTCGAGATTGTCCAGAGCTGCAGCATTGTTGGAATATCCAACAACACCGGTGACAGTAAGATTGACTCTAACTTTAGTTGTTGATCCATTTATTAAAACGCTTTCAAGGTACGGCGCATCCGGAATTAAACAGATGCTTGGACTTGTCATTGTCTCTGGAATGCCGTTATACACATTGGCAGCAATAGTTGAAAGAGCTGTTTTCAATGGTGTGCGAATTGCGGATTCAATACTCATTGGCACATCGTTTCAACATCTATAAACGGCCCCAAAAGCCCAATTACTCTGTTAGTGAGGCTTCGGCCTAAAATGAAAGGTTGAGGCTGAAATGTGTCTGACATGATTTGATTGCCGGGAGCTGTGATGCTCTGGAAAATCTCAACCGATACAACCAAAATTGCATTTTCAATAGGCGGTGTTGATGCATAAAGTTGTGCAGCTGATGATCCGCTCAAAGTAGCCAATGCGCTTGGAATAAATGGCAATGGGTATGTGCGGTCAGCTGCAGCTGTGGCAGCTGTAAATGTGTAAGGCTCAATCCGATCATCGGTGACTGTATAAGTGCCATTGTATGTTCCGGCCCCGGTAACAATGACAGATTGCCCCGGCACAAAGTAATTTGGCCGGATTGTTGTGAAATAAATGACGGAATTACTCACATTGGCAAATGTCACCGATGATTGGTATTGCGTAAGTAACGGCAAAATTGTTTGTTCAGCGGAATCTATAAAAGAATCCAATTGCGCATCACTATACAAGGAAACCGAGACACCAAGAATTGACCTCAGCTGCGAGGCTGTGACTATTGCTGGCATCTCGGTTCCTTTCGTATCGTTAGCGTTCGGGAGCGACCGCTACCGATGAGTTATTTTTATTCGGCTCAGGTCTGGTTCCAGCATGCGCCAAATGGAATCTTTGGAGCAATTGCTGCATAACCATAGTAAAGAATGTCAATAGTTCCATCGCTTTGAATTGCTGTGCGCAATGTAAAGCGTGGTGACTCATACCATGTCCATGCATCTGGATTGATAACAGCCATTGAGAAATCTCCAGTTGATGTTGTTGCACCAGCGTTACCAATTGAGCGAGAAACAAAGAGGTTAAGGCCCGGTGAAACTACACCGCGCAAGCTATCGCCTCGGACTGATCCTGCCTGATTTGAAGGTTGTGCCGCATTGTAAAGAGGTGCGCCATTGTCGTTGTAACCCATGATGTTTGTCCATTGTCCAGGAGAAACAACGATGTTGCGAGCAAATCCGAGTGATGATGAATAAACAGCACCGGCAGCTTGTGATGTGTAAGCCAAAAATCCTGTTGATGTGTTTGCATTAACACCTGTTTGCTGACCTGCACCAGCAATTGTGCCAACAGCAAATTCATCAGTTACTTTTGCATAAGCAAATTCAAGATTTTGCAAAAGTGCTGTTAGGTACTCCGGACGGCTGCGGTCAATGAGTTCAACAGTTGAAATTGCGCGACCTTTGAAGCTTTGAACAGGTACGCTCAAGAATGTTGCTGATAGTGATGATTCTGTGACGGCTGCATTTTCTGCAATGTTTGCCACAGTAGGAACAGCTGTAACGCGTGGAATTTCGAATGTCATTCCTTCGCCAACAAGTGTTTCACGGCTTAGCGCATCAATCATTCCGCGATCAGCGTTAGCCAATGCATTGACAACCTGTGTGCTTTGAGGCGTTGGCACCATGCCGGGAGCTGTGCCAGTCGTATTATCGGCGGCCTTGATGTATTGGCGTGAATCTTCATCGTGCAGGATTGTTGCCTTTAGATAGTGCTCGAGGTATGAAACCTTTGACACAATTGGTGATCGTGGAGCTGTGTAATAGGCAGGTCGTGATGCCTGAACAGCCTCAGCTGGAGCCTCTACCGGTTCAACGGCAGGAGCGGTGTTTTCGGTAGTGTTATCCACTTTGTCTCCTTCATTTGGGTTTGTTATTTCTGTAACTTCATAAGTTTCAGAATCTTCTGATGCTGCTACTTCTGAAACGCGTGCAGATCGCACGGCCGGTTCAGTAACCAATGCAACAGCTGTGAGCTGTCCATTGAGCACTTTCATAGTGCCATCTTTTTGCATTTCATAATTATCAACGGCCAGTTCAATGCTAAAACCATCGCGCAAGCCATCCATGGCCTCGACCAATGCATCAGTTCCAGCTGTTGTGTTAGCAATCTTAAATGTGGCAGTCATTTCTTTGTCATTCACACTCATGGCAATGCTTTTGCCAATTCTGCGTGTGTTGTCATGTTCTAAATTAAGAAACACATCATTGACGGCAATTGAGCCACGGGCAAAAACTACTTTGCCTGTGCTCGCGTTTGCGTGCTCGTTGAATGCAACGATTCGGCCGGTGATTGTGCGTGCATCTGAATCTGCAGCTGTAATCTGCATTGGTGTTGTTAGCTTCATGAGATCATGTCCTCCATTTGTCTAATTTCATCGGTAGTGATTGCTCCGATGTCAAATAAAATCTTGTAAATCTCTGCTCGTTCTTTTTCTGATCCGCGTAGGTATGCCTTCAAATCAAATTCAACGCGCTGTGTTGATGGCGTAAAATCTGGCATTGAAAGTCTTGAGGATAAGCTGTTCATCAATGGCAACAGCGAGAAATCCAACAAAGTTTGACGCGCCGTGCTGGCGTTTGCATAGGTCATGGATGATCCAGTCGGCGCATCAATAAAGTAAGCCGGAATGCCAACGGCACGGGCCAATTCTGTTGCAATAATTTCGCGTGCAGCATTAAGGCCAATTTGCTCTGGTGAGAATCCAACTGTTTCCATCGAAATATCAGCATTCAAAAAAGCCGTTCCGCGGTTTCTTCTCGCTGACCCCCAAGCATCTAAAAGTTTTGCAATGCGGTCTGCTGGCAATGCTGTGCCATTTGATTTTAAAACCATTGATGGCACCGGTTCGCGTGCATACATTGCAGCAGCTCTTTCAAGCTCTGCACCTGCACGAATTGTGCGACCAGCTCGATTCAATAAACCTTCATCATTGCCATAAAACACAACAAGCGAGCCAACACCAGAATCTGGCACTTGCTTTCCATCAACTGTGTAATAAAGAATTGATGTTCCGTTTGAATCTAAAAATGTGCCAACGCGATTTGGTGCAACTCTCCACATTTCGCGCACTCTGCCGGTGTCGGCAAAAAGTGACATGACCTGAAAATAACTCCAGCCCGTGAAAAGCAAATCCTCACACGCCCATACCCATGATGCAGCTCCCGGCACTCGCTTATCCGGATCAGAAATCACAACGGGTTGGTCAATTACTTGGCCGGTTGTTTTATCGCGTGTAATCATTGGAATTGTGGCGATTGAATTGCAAATCATATTTCGTGCGCGAGCAATTGCTGGCACACTCATTGCTTCTTCACGGCTTGCAAGATAGTCAGCTCCACCAAATGGATAAAATGCATCAAGTGTTGGTGCTGGCCCAATTTGTGCAGCTACATCAGCACCGCGCGATGGCGCGACAGCTTGCAAATTGCTTTTGCGGTCAAATAATCCCATGGGCCGATTTTCCCAAAATGTCAAGCATCAACCCACTAAAACATCAATTTCCGTTTCTGGGCGTGTCGCAAAGTGTGTGCAGAGAGCTGCTGCTACGGCAGCGCAAACTGTGCCACTTGCACGCCTTCCAATAACCCATCCACCATCCCCACGCCTCAATTGCACAGCTGAAAGAATTTGTTCAGTTAGCGATGCCTGATTTCTGTGCTTAAGCCTCTGTGAATTGATTGCGCCCAAAAGCTCATCACAAGCTTGCGGGTAATCGGAATCCATGTCGTGGATTGGAATGCCGGCCGGCTGCATACGCGCTGCAACTGCACCTGATGTGCGCCTTGAGTAAAGTAAATACTCAATAGGATATTTTCGGCAATAACTAGCTGCATCGTTGGCAATTGCCCGATCGTCTAGCTGGATTGTGTTTTCCCATGTATGAAGCAGCTTTACCACAAAGCTCTCTGAACCAAGCTTTTGGGCAGCTACTAATGCCGCGTGTTTTCTATCGGGTGACATGTCAATTGCCATCCATGTAAGTTTTTCTTCATTAAGATCAATGGTTTCATCACCACATTCCTGCCATTCTTTTGCTCCGACCACACTAGAGATTGTCTGTACAAATCTGCATAAAACCTCGGTCATAATGATTTCGGCAGGATCATTTAAAATCGCCCGTAGATTGTCTGGGTGCATTGTTATGCCCAAAGCTGGATTACAGGTAGCGGCATTTTCAAATGAAATCTCATCTGTCGGAGCTGACCATTCAAACCATCCAATATCATCATCGGCACCGGCAGCAGCTGCCAAGCCTCTTTCGCGTAGCATCTGCAAAACTACTGAGTGTGAGTCTCCGGCATTTGTGAAACCATTGACTTGTGGATTTTTTGCTGCCATCAGAGCAAAACGCAATGAAGCAAAAGATTCCAAATCGTGCATTTCACGGATTTCATCCAGATGAACAGTTGTTGGGGAGGCTCCGCGAGCAGCTGAACCACCTGCCTTAATCAAAAATCTTGATCCGTTGAGCAATTGGATTTCTTCAGCTCCGTGTTGCCAGCGAATGCGTTTAACCTGAGCTGAGAGATCAGCGTGCTTTTCAATCATCAAGACAAGCTGACGGAATTGCTCAAGAGATGTGACAAGCCGGTGAGCTGAGGCAATCTGTAAAGATTCATTCCACTCGAACATTCCCATTGCAATCCGGGCAAGCATGTAGGTTGATTTTCCTTGTTGCCTTGGAAGCATGGCAATTGAAATCGGATGCTTCCATCTACCATCACTCTTAATTTTCAAAGATTGCTCGGCCAGCCACTTTTGCCATGGCATAAAGCCACCATCAATGAATCTGTCGGCAAAATCAATGAGTTCAAAGCCACGCGTGGGCAAATCATTGAGCGGTGAGTGGATTCGTGGAGCTGTTACCGGCGAAAAAACCGATTCCAGCCCATTTGAGCCTAGTTCAACCGTTGGGGTACCAACTATGACCTGTTCAGCCTTAATCATGACTTATCGACTCGTTTTGGGGTATAAACACACCAT